CTTGTAAATAATACCTTCATTCCAAGTTGCACGGCCATATTTATAAATACCATTTGGATCCCTCATCATAACACCTTCGTAATTTAATTCAAGAACTTCATTCTCATATTGAAGTAGTTCTTTTAAATTTGTTACAAGTTTGTGTTTAACTGGGATAACAATATCTTCATACTTTTTAGAAAGTTCTTCTGATAATCCTAATCTGTTCCAAAATGGTGTATTTTTAAACTCTTCTTCAGCATAATCAAATACATAAAAACGCACATTAGTTGCATCTTTATCAATTGACATTACTGTAGATTGTGTTTTATTATATACATCTAATGCTGTCGGATCACCATCAATGAGCTCACCATCAAACTCAGGTAATCCTTCTAGCATATCTTGGATCATCAGATTAGGAATATTTTTGTATGTTCTAGATTTTGCTTGTCCTTCTTTAATAATACATCTGATACCATCTAGTTTTGGTGAACACAATAAAGGAAATTTAAGTGTTTGAAAATAACTTAAATCTTTCATTGGATCATTGCCTGGACTTAATAATGGTTTAAACATGAGATTCTCCGAATAGTTCTTTAAGTGCTTTTAAACGATCAGATTTTACTTCTACTGGTTTAAATCCAATATGCGGAATTTTCTCTAATACTTTTCGTGAAATAGCATCTCGAATTAACCAATATGCTATTGTCTTTTTCACTTTAGTAATTTTTAATTCTTTATAATGTAATGTTCTTTTATACTGTTTAGCATATAGAACTCCCTGACCATCCATATTTCCTAAAGCTGGTGTATCGTCTGCGTAATAAGCTTCTATGTAAATTTTCATAATATTTCCTATAAATTATCTATAAAGGTGTTTCATATAAGATATTCAGTTTTTCGCTTTTGTTTTAATCCATTGACGACCTTTTGATGCTAATCCTTCAGGTTCTTTTGGTTTAATTACTTCTACTGGTTTAATTGGTTCTATTACTTTGGCTTCTCTCGGATAAAGCATATCTGCGATTATTTCTAACACATCCCAATTTATACCAACAGATGCATCATGTTCTTTTTTAGCAACTAATAATACTTGATAACATTGCGCTTCTGTTAATTCTGGTCTAACCACTTGTACATCATTTGCTGTCCATACTATATTAATATATTTACTCATTTAAAATCCTTTTGTAATTTCAACATTTCCATTAACACTTGTTGCAAAATATTCAGCGTCTTCTTTGTCCATAAATTTATGATGACGTAAACAGTCACCAATACCTTCTATAAACTCCCAATAATGCACAACATACCACATTTCTTTCTCCTTATTCGGAAGCCCATACATCTGACCAAGAGCCTTGTAATGCACCTTTGGCATAATCTGTTACACGATTTTCAAAGAAGTTACCGTGAATAGGTGAATTAATCATTTCTTCAACCCAAGGTAATGGATTCTTTTTAACTTTAAAAATACCTTTAAGACCAAGACTGATTAAGCGTCTATCTGCAATATATCGGATATACTGTTTAACTTCTTGTTCTGTTAGATCTTGCATACTTTCACCTGCAAAAGCAAGTTCAATAAAACGATCTTCTAACTCAACCATCTTTTCAGCAATTGTATAAATATTAGCTTTTAACTCATCATTCCATATTTCACGATTTTCTGTTATATATGTTCTGAATAATTTAATCATACCCTCAGTATGCAAAGTTTCATCTGCAATTGACCATGTTACAATTTGCCCCATACCTTTCATTAAGCCATGACGAGGAAAATTAAGCAACATAATAAATGAACTGAATAACTGCATACCTTCTGTAAATGCAGAGAATACGGCAATTTTCTGAGCTGTAGCTTGAGGACTATTATCTATTTTTGAAAGTTGAGAAACATAACTATGTTTATCTACCATTTCCTTGTATTCCATGAATTGATTATAAGTCGTTTCAGGTAATCCAAGTGTTTCAATTAAATGAGAATATGCGGCAATATGTAAAGCTTCTCGTGCTGAAAAGCCTAATAACATCATTCTTACTTCTGGTTGTTGAAATACTGGCAAATAGTTATTAACATAACCGCCAGCAACATCAATATCACCTTGAGTAAAGAACCTAAAAATGTGCGTGAGAAATTGTTTTTCATTGCTATTTAGTTTATTTTTCCAATCTTTTAAATCTTCAGCCATTGGTACTTCTGAATGAAGCCAATGAGACTGTTCATGTTGTAACCATAAGTCATAAGCCCATGGGTAATTAAAAGGTTTAAAATATACTCTTTCGTCTGTTAATGATAGTTCTTTTTTCATATTATCCTTCGCATGCTAAACAAACACCATCATCACTTGCCATTGCTTTTAAGTCAATTTCTTGAATAATATTACGTTCAATTTTCTTACTGACTTTATCTGCTTTAGCAATCTTATCTGAACGGCAATAGTACATTGTTTTTAGTTTTAATTTCCAAGCCATAAAATGTACAGCATGAATATATTTAATATCACTGTCTGGTCTAAAGAAAACATTAAGAGATTGCGCTTGATCAATATATTCTTGCCTATCTGCAGCGTGTTGAATAACCCATCTTTGATCAATTTCCATTGCTGTTTTAAACACATCTTTAGTCCAATCATCCATCCAAGTTAAGTGTTGAACAGAACCATCATTTGCAATAATAGAAGACCAAATTTCTGCAACATCTTCTCCTTGCTCTTTAGCATAATGACTAATAATTTTATCTAAATATTTATTTTTATTTAACATAGAACCTGATAAAGTATCTTGCCTATATGCATTTGCTCTGAATGGTTCAATACTTGGGCTTGTATTCCCCATAATAATTGAACTTGAAGCATTAGGTGCAATTGACATTAAATGACTTAATCGTTTTCCGTATCCAACAGCATCAGGAGCTTCTCCACGTTCTTTAGCAAGTTGTGTGTTTGCAATATCAAGACCAGTTCTAATGTGTTTAAAAATTGTTTTATTCAAACCAATTGCCATTGGACTTTCCCAAGGCATATTCTTTTGTTGCAATAATGCATGCCACCCTAAAGCCCCAATACCAACTGAACGTTCTCTGGTAGCTGAATAAATAGCTCTTTCAATTTGTGGTGGAGCATCATCAATAAATCGCTGTAATACATTATCTAACATCTCAGCTACATCTCGAAGGAATAATGGATTATCTTTCCATTCATCCCAATACTCAAGATTTAAACTAGATAAACAACAAACAGCCGTTCGTTCTTCATTTGTTGGTAAAATAATTTCAGAACACAAATTTGATTGATGTACTCGAAGACCTTTATCTTTCAACCATTGTGGTAATTTACGATTAGACTCATCAATAAAATGTAAATAGGGCTCGCCTGTTTGCATTCTCATTTCTAAAATCTTTTGCCATAATTCTTTTGCAGAAACAGTATCAACTACTTTATTAGAGTGCGGATCAATTAATTTCCAAGAGTCATCTGCATTTGGATCTAACATACATTTTTCTATAATTTCCATAAATAAATCTGGAATATTAATACCATGATGTAAATTCAAAGTTCTAATATTTTGATCACCTGTTGGTTTACGCATTTCAAGGAACTGAATAATATCGGGGTGATTTATACTTAGATATGCAGCATAAGAACCTCTGCGGGTTTTTCCCTGACGATACGCAAGTGAAGAAGCATCATACGTTTTAAGATGTGCCATAACACCTGTAGATTTATCGTCTGAGGAACGAATACCAAACCCAATACCTACACCGCCTCCCATCATTGACAGCCAATTTGTTTCGGATAGATTCTGAACCAATCCTTCTGCGGTATCATGTATATAGTTTAAGTAACAACTAATTGGAAGACCTTTTCCACTTTTATTATATGACAAAACAGGAGTAGCATAGCTTAACCAATGTTTACTTGCATATTCATATAATCTTTGAGCATGTTCTTTGTTACTTGAAAACTCTTGAGAAACACTAGCAAGCCTGTCTTGCGGAGAACTTTCGCCTGTTTTTAAATAAGCTTCTCTTAGCCGTGTCAAGCCAAGCTCATCAAAGAGCTTATCTCTAGAGTAATCAATTTTAATATTACTTGTCATTATTATCCTTTATTATATTACAAAATCAGTGATATCCGCGTATAAATCTGTTGACATTCTTCCATCTGTTACTTTATAAATTACGACTGATATTGGTGAATCAGGGGAGTCATCTACATAAAGATTAACATCGTATCCGTTTTGTTCATCATCCATTACACTACTCCAGAAATCCCCTGCTCCACCTTCTTGTTCAATCATTTTTCTTGCTCTACGAATAATAGCATCTAAATTTTTAGGCAAGTTTATTGTATCTTTCATATATACTCCTTATCATATATTAAAACATAACCTGTAATAATCCAATCATTAAATTCACAATTATTTAATTCGTATTCGCCCATTTCTGCATAATAAAAAATAAAATTATCAAGAACTCCAAAATCATCATAAATTTCTGTTTCTGAGCAACATTGATCAAAAATAGGTTCTTCTGAAAACGAAAAATAAACTTCTTCACTTCCACCATTTTTCCAAGCAATTGTAACTTTTGCACCAATAGGTGATTTTTTCTGTGCTGTCATTTATTATTCCTTTTACAGTAACTATAATAACTTTCCCAAAATTCATCACAAGATTTATCTTCCTTTAAAGGAACAACTATGAAATAAGATTGACGATATTCACTAGTAGGTGCTATAAATCTATAACATTCAGATTGTCTTGGACAATTAGTTCCTTTACATTTAGTAATATCTGCCATTACTTCCCCTTTATATTATTTGAAAACTTTCGTCTGACATAATATCTGTTGCATGTAATCTGCCTGTTTTATGCGTATAAGCACAACCAGCCACGGGGCCAGTTAAACCAGTATGTCTTGCTTTTAATACAGTCATTTTAATTGCATTTCGTTCTGATTCAGCCGTTGCAGTTAAATCACGGGCAAAAGCAATAATATCGAATGATATTTGCTTAATACTGCCGCTACCCCGAATATCATCAATAGATGGTAATTTACCTTCTTCAAAAGATTTGCCACTGCTTGGTGCTTTCCTTAAATGTGAAACTAAGCCAATCCATACATCATGTGATTTTACGAGACGTAATAAATCATTCATAACTTTATCAATAGCTTCATTTCCACTTAAACCTTCCGCACCTTCTGAAACAAGAATTGTAATATGGTCAACAAAAATATATTTACAACCTGATAATGCCATATATTCTAATTGATCTACAATAGAGCCATCATTAATAGAACCTTGATGATCAAGAAGAATAATCCTATCATTACCAAAGACTTTATCAAAACCTACTTTTAAATCTTCTAAAGGGATTTCTTCATCTGATGGGTTTCTGTTTAAATACATACCTGCTAACTTACGAGCTGTCTCTGCTGGCGCTTCTTCTAAAGATACAACACCAATCTTATCATTGGTTGTTTCTAAAAGATGCAACATATCTTCTCTTAGAATTGTAGATTTACCTGAACCTGTTCCTGAAATAAATAAAACAATTTCACCTGTTCTATGACCTTTTAGTTTAGCATTTACACCTTTTAAACAATCAGGATATGGTACAGACTCTTTGGAGTTGTATTCTTGTAAAGCAGTCCATAATTCATCTTTACCAATAATACCTGCTGGTGTATACGGTGTAGCATCCCAAACACATCTCAATAGCTCTTCTGAACCCTTTTTGAGAAATACTTCACTTGGATCTTTAAAAGGTAGTTTAGCAATTTTAACTTTATCGATACCAATAATTTTAATAGCTTTATTCGTTGCTTCTTCGCCTGCTTTATCATTATCTAAACACAAAACAACTTCACTAAAACTTCTGATCCATTCTCTATTTTCAAGTAATTGTTGAGTGCCTGAAGCTGAAGGAATTGAAATTACAGGATAAATCTTTTTGTATTTGTCATATGAACATTGAGCAACTGTTAAAGCATCAAGTTCTCCTTCAGTAATGATTAATCTTTTACCACCACCTTGAAAGACATCTTTACCAAATAAACCTCGAAAGGTACCAACAGAACTAAAAACTTTAGGTAATTTTCTTATTTTGTAAGATACGTTATCGCCATCTATGTATGGATAATAATGCGTATCAATTTCGCCTGCATCGTTATAGCTTACTTTTACTCCAAAGAATTCAGTAATATTTTTAGTAATACCTCTTTCTTTAAAACCTCTAACGGGGTATGTTGCTATTTCTTCTATGCTTGTTTTTGCTGATTTTAAAATTAATGATGGTGATGTTGTCATTCGTTCTCCTGTATCTTCTTCTGCTTTAAAAAATGTTTGACATGAAAAACAGAAAGAAGTATTGTCTTCATATATTTGCCTTGCATCACTTGATCCGCATTCAGGATTTAAGCAAGGATTATTTTTAGAGACTATTCTGCCCATTATTCACTCACTGCTACGAAGAATCCAGATAATACACCAACTGCTGTAATTGCTAATAAGTAGTCTGCGCTACTCCAGGCTTTTAATGTATTTGGCAAATTCAACACACCAACTGTTAAAAATGCTAATACAAGAATTGCTGTAAAAATTTTAAGAATGTTCATGGTATCTCCTAATTAATGTTCTTAATGTTTCTTTATGTAAAGGTGTTATAGGTTCATTTACAACCCAAGATACTTTATTGATTAAACAATTGTACCACATATCTCTTTTTGAAGGTGCTTCTACTGCACAAATAGACCATGTTTCAGCCCATGAGAGTGCGCCTCTTGAAGTATATTCTTCTAAACAAATAAATTCAAAACTTTCTTTGCCTAAGGTTTTAATATCCTGCGAAAGTTCTTTCGAGGAAGAGATATACCATGGCCAGTTTGTTTCTTGTCCTTTATTTAATTTACCAGTACCTTTGTAAAATTTCTTTCCAATATAGCATCTACCTGATATGTTATTTCTAATTATATAGATAAATCCTAATTTCTTTCCTTCCCCCATTTGTGTATGAAAACTCCAATGGCCGTTTCCAGTATAGTTTTCACGATTAACCCGTGAATTTACTTTTCCTTCTAACGAAACTCTTGGTGTTTTTATTGTCATTTCAAAGCTCTTAATCGATTGATTTCTTCAACTAAATCGCCTACTGTAGTTGGCAAAAAATGGTTACTAAAACGAATTCGATAATTATTTTCAATATTAAATAATAAATTGTAAACTTCTAGTGAATCAATTCCTATTTCACTAATATGAGTTTCAACTGTAATTTTTTTGATATCAGAAATAGGGAGTCTAAAATCAATTGTAAGTATTTCTTTTAAAAATTCTTCTGGCTCTTTTTTCATTGCACTTTCCTTCATTATTATTACAACTGTATCTAAATCTAGAATTTCATAACGATCCCAAATTAGATTATATTTTTTAAATCTTTTACAAAAATTATGAGCACCTTGTTCAGTTGTTCTGATCATTTCTATACACCATACAGGCATATTATCTTTATAAAAAATTGCATAATATGATGAGTAATCTATAAAATCTTCCATCATAACCTACATAGGTATTTTAAAATGTGTAGTAGAAATTTCTTCACTTATTATTGGTTGTATTTGTCTTAGAGTTTTGACTGTTGACCACTCTTTGATTGAAAAGTAATCTGTCATATTTTTCTGAAGATAAATCATTTTACCATTTGAAAGTAAATAATTCTCCCATTCATCACCATAAGCTACTTTATACGCATTTATTACTGCTTCTTGAAATTCTGATTCTGTATTACATTCAGCTAAAAATTTTGCAGCTTTTACATCGCCTACTCTAGGAATTCCAGGGATATTATCTGTTGGATCTCCTTTAAGTAATTGCTCATAATAGAATCTAAGAGATGCATCTTCTGTCATTGTTATCATTTGATTTTTATGTATCAAATAATGATTTCCAGAAATACATTTTAAATCTTTATCTATTGAACATACAATATAATCAATACCAGCTGCTTTACATTCTTCAGCCCAAATACGTATTAAATCATCTGCTTCTCTTCCATGGGCTTCAATTGCTAACCCGTGATGAACAGCTAATTTACGTAATACAGGAACAAAATGATTTTGTTTCTTTGGGTCTGCATGTCTATTCATTTTATATTCAGGGTATAACTCACTTCTGTAATTGCCAATACCCTTGACTGCCATAATATAATCTGTAGTAAATGTGCATTCTTGCAAATCACTTAAAAGTCTCTCAAAGTTATTCCAACAAGCTTCAAGATACTTTGCATCTTCTTCTTTTGTTGCTTCTAAATCTATTTGTTTTCCATCATCATCTAATGCTATAAAATCCATAACAGAAATACCACGATGATTTCTTAGCCATTCTTGTTTATTTTTACAAGCATTGTAAGCTAATACATCTCCATCAATTATCAGTAATGACATCTATAAGTTCCTTTTCCTTTACAAGAATAGCCCTAAATATTTTATTTGGGTATTCTTTTCCTAATTTTAAAAATGCTTTTAAATTTACAAGACTATCATCATAAAAAGTAATAGTTTCGAAATCATTAGCATTAATACAATTTCGGATTATTATGACTTTTCTGAAAGCTGGACAAAAGACTTGATGAAGTCTTCCTGCTCTTTCAATTCTAATAACAGATACATCGATTGAATGTCGATAAAATGTCTCTAAAAATTTTTCTTTATCATTAAAGTTTGATCTACTAGTCACCATTATTAACTGACTAGTTTGATCATATCGATACTTTTCTACATAACTATTACATAACTCTATCATATGTGGAATAGGTTTTGACTCATTAAAAAAGATTTCTGAATCTTGAAATTGATCGAATACATATGTCTCATCTTTGCCAAGTGTGTTTTGATTAAATTCCTGTGTAGTTAAACTTTTAATAACTTTAGAATCTTTCATTACATTTATCTTAGCAGTAGTTTCAAACAATGTATCATCAATATCAAAAATCGTAAGTTCTTTATTAGCGATTTCCATAACGAATTTTAATTTGAGTTAATACTGCATCAGCACTTTCTTTCACATTAACTACACAATCATCTGTTGTAAAGATTTTTGCTTGATCGTTCTCTTCAATAGAAATCATAGTAATATGTATAGGATTAATATAGATAATTTTTCCATCTGTTCGAGTAAGTTTAAGCATTTGTACTCCTATATAGATATTCTCCAACACAAATGTCAAAGACTACAAATCCTGCATTTAGTAGAAAACTGCTTAAGTTATGTTCGCCATATGCATGAACTGCTTGCATAAATGCTGTACCAGCCAATGCATAATTAATTCGTAAGTAAGCTTCTTTGGTTAGTTTCATCAGGTATTCCTTTACAATTAGGTTTATGACAATTAAATTCGTCATTTTCATTAATAAGCAACCAACATCTTTTACTACATTTTTCTACAACATCACCTTTATTATTTTTTAATCTTTCTCGTTTTTCAGGAAAGATAATATCATAATTTGTTTTACCCTCTTCTGATAGCTGTCGTGATGTTAAAGAATCTCCAGTAATATCATTTCTAGCAGTAACCATTATAATACCTTTGCGCTTTTTAATTCGCCATCAATAAACAGTAACTTAATGTTTACTTTTTCACTATTTGAAACTCTTACGTAACCATTTTCTAAAATAAGCTCTACTTCTGTAATTACTTCGCTCTCTTCAAAAGTAGGTTTAACTCTTAACTTAAACATTTCATTTCTTGATAAAATAAAGAATGCACGGGTTTCTGTACAATCAATCCAATTACCATTTGCCTGTAGCTCTTGAATAGTTTCACCTTCTGAAATTGAAGCTAATAGTACCATTAAATGTAATTTTGGGAGACTCATTGTAAATCCTTCATAATTTCATTTTCAATTTGTTCTAATACTGAGTCATATAGCATGTCTTGAATATCCCAACCATTATCATCAACTTCTACTTTTAGAATATCAATATCAAAAGAGGCAGGGCTATCTCCTGTTCCAAATGGATCATTTTCTATATAAGCATCAAAGGTACCTGTAAAAGGAATACCATATACTGTAACGTCAAAGGGTTCATTTCGTAATTTTCGTGTCATTTAATACTCCTAATTGTCTTGAGATTTCAAAATATTTTTCTACCTTTTCAAGCTTCTCTTCAGAGAATATCTCATATGTAAGTTTCGGATCATAGACTGTAAGAATAGTCATTAGATCTAATACTTCTGTTTTGAGCCTTTCAAAGTTAGTTTTAGCGTCTTTTGTTACTTTGTGTTGCGGTGTAAATCTTAAACATTTAGAAGCTGTTTGTGCAACTTCTGCTGCTTCTTCCATGATTAAAATTAATAACATTTCATCTCTTGTCATCTATTTACCTTTAGTTTCTAAGTTTAATAATTGTCCAAGTTTATATATTCGCCCATCAGCTAATTTTGCCTGTGTTGTTTTATTTACAGCTTTTCCGTTTGTTTCATAAATATCTATAGCTGATATTTTCATATCATTAAGAAATAATGTGCCACCAGTTTGTTGTATTAAATGCCAAGCAGTTCCAATAAAGGTTTCCCACTTTTCTGCATACTCAAACTCATGACCTTCCTCGCCATTACTAAATGCAATTCCAAAAGCTTCAGCGGTATCTACACTTTCATTATCATATATTAAAGTATTTTTACCAAAGCTTCTTTTGATACTTCTTACTTTTTGTCCATATGTCATAATTCTCCTTAGTGGCACTCATACCAGTTGTTACCTATTTTTGCATCACCATCCATGATTTTTACTCCAAATAATTCAGGGCCTGTTTTAAATGCAGTTTTAGAAATAAGAGCTGCCCGTTCTGCATATTGTTCAGGAACCATAAAATCAATTTCATCATGGTAAAATATTAAAGGTATATACGGAATATTTTCACGTTCTAGTTCTTGCATAGTTACCATTGTAGCTGCAGAACAAGTTGCTTTTTCACAAGCTTGTAAGAGATACACTAATAATTTATGAAAGCTATCACAATAAATTCTATTACCACCTATTCCTGGAATATATCCTTCGCCATATTGAGATGTTTTGCCATAAATATTTTCTAATTTATCGATTAGATCTTTAAACCCTGGAACAGCTTTTAAGAAGCCATTTTTAAGTTTATTGCCTTTTTCTTTATTTTGAATACCAAAGACATACCCCCAAAGTTTAGCTCCTGAAGCACCAAACAAGAAAGCATATAAAATACGTTTAGCAATATTCCTAGGTACAACATGATTAACTCCCATATCTTTTAATACACGAGTCAGTACATCCGCATTGTATTGGTGAATATCACCTTCTAATAATTGTTTAATAAAGTCTTCAGATTTTAAATAATGTGCTAATCCTCGTGCTTGATTACCTGCAGAGTCTGCACCAATAAATTTCCAACCTTTTAAACAACCGAAAAGAGCTCGCATTTCTTTGCCCCAAACTGAATCTCCAGCTGGAACATTAACAATAATACTATGTCTTGCTCGCATACTTGGCGTACCTATTGTCATACAATCTCCATGTAACATCCCATTAGAGTCTGTATTTTCAATCCAAGTTTTAAGAACACTATGTCTAGATTTAGTAGTTAAGAAATCGCAATAAAGCTTACCATCACCTCCAAGAAATTCTAAACTATCTTCAGTAATTTTTGGCGAAGTCTTTTTGAATTTACCACTTTCATCTTTCTTAGTATTCCATTCTGTAGGTTCCCAACCATTTCTAAATAAGAAAACTTTTACATCAGCCACACTATTTAGATCTAAATCTACAAATTCAACTCTGGAATAAATACCTTCTACAAGTCTATTTTCATCCTGACCTGTAGTTTGTTCAATTTCAAACCATTTAGCTGTATGAATATTATAATCACCATTCTTTGACCATTTAGGTTCTTTGAAAAGATATTCACCTTTTGATTTATCTACTGCAACTGTTTTCTTTCCAAGTTTATAACTAAGTGCTGTGTGTGCTGCATCTAGTTCTTTTTGCATGATTTCAAAAAGTTTAGTTGCTTCTTCTATATTAAAAGGCCATCCATGTAGTCTAGCGGTACTACACCAATTAGACACAGCATGCTCAGCTTTTAAATAATGTTTAAGTTGAGGAGCTTTCTCAGTAAGTTCCATAGCTTCTTTACGAAGAACTTGAAATACTCTATAATTTAATCTTACATCTTGTAAACAGTATTTTAGCATTTCTTCTGAGTAGGTTGACCAATCGTTAAAGTTGCCTTTAGGATAATTAAGATATTCACCCCATCTTTCTAAGCTATGCCCATCATTTCCAAATCTTTTATAATCAAGTACTTGTGACAAAATTAAGGTATCATTTAAATTAGTTTCTTTATTAGGCTTCCATCCAAATAATTTCTCTAAAGCATAAATATCAAAACCAAGAATGTTATGACCAATTAGTAATTTTGCATTTCCTAGCACATCTTTCCAACCTGTATCTCCTTCTAGCCAATAATGCATTGTCCCTTTGTCTATATCGTATGCTGCAACGATGTGACACTTTGTGCACTCAAGTAGAAGACCATCTGTTTCTATATCAAAAACAAATCTTCCATTTAACATATTTACCTCTATTATTTTGATAAAATAGTATCTATATCTTTAATACGAATAGGCTTTTCACCTGCTGCAATATATGCTGTATAAAACTTTAAATACCAAATTGCTTTCTTAAGCTCTTGAACTTCTGCATCTTTGCCACCTAATCTATCTAAATATTTACGTACTTGCATCTCTACAGCCGCTTTAAAGTTTTGTGGATCTTTAAACTTACCTGTATACTGCATTGCTTCTAGCCATTGTAAATCTGGAATATCTGACCCACCGAAATAGGTCTTATAGTGAGATGGATTAATTGCATCTTTTCTTTTAGTAACTATTCCTGCTTCTTCTAGTGGTTCCCATTTCATAGGTTTCCACTGTTCATCTCTTTCTAATTTTTCTCGCCAATTAAGAAGGTCATCTGTAGTTAGAATATAAGTACTTTCATTTGTTCTATTATCTGTAACTAATCCTTTTAGTGTTACATCACTATCTGCAAATTCTTTTTCAAATTCATGAAAATTAGTTGTTGTTGATGTTCTTTTATCTTTTCTGTAAGTTTCATAAGTATATAACATTAGAATCTCCTTTAGATATACCGATAGCTTCTGGTATACAATATTCATTTAGAATTGTTTCTTCTGCTGATTTAATAGCGCCC